TAACCGCCTGTGTGTAGTTATCAACGACAATATCCAGACCGCCCCAACTACCGATAGCCAAGTTAGAGAAATCACCTACTACAAAGGTCTTAGCCTCTACATTTGATGTAGAGTAAACTGGTGTACCGTCCAATGTGCCATCAGTATAAGCAAGCTGGGCTGTACCTCTAGAACCCTTCATCATGTTTCTAAAACTAGCACGTGCAGAAGGACTAGCAATATATGAAATACCACCGAGTACATTAGCCTCCTCAACCTTTGCCTCAAGACCTACCAAGCCCTCAAAATCAGTAACCTTAGTTGGGGTCTTACCGTTGAAGATACCTGCAGGGCTTGTTGCTGACTTAGCACCCTTGCCTAAGATTGTAGACTCAAGTTTAGAGTTAATAGCGTTAATCAAGTCCTGCCTAATTGCATTCTCTACACCGATAGAATCCTGTGCAAGTAACATCTTAGAAATATCAACGTATGCAGTAAGTCGCTTAGGTGTCAGTGTTACATTATTAAACAGTACATTACCGTCTGTTGCTGCTGCTGTCTCACCTGCCCAGTTCACATTAGAGCCTGTCATTACTGGAATCTGTGCGCTATTAGTCAAGCCTGTATAGAACTTTGCACCTGCCTGTACTAGGACATTCTTAGCACGGAGAGGCTCGATAATATCGTATAAGTCTGTTGCTACTACATCCACACCCTCACTAGCTACAGAAACTGCTGCACGTGTTTCCATGGTAGGGATATAAATCTGGCCCACTGTATTAAGACCTGCTGCTCTCATTTCCTTCATACCCTCATTACAAACTGCTGCCGTTACATTATCGAGCTGTCTGTTTTCTGCTACATTTCTAATAGCCTTGAGTAAACTAAATCTCTGTTCTTTCATCGTATTAATATTAATATGTTTGTGTGTTCGTGCTGAGCGTGCCTCTTTATCTTCCTTATCTTCACCCTCAACATCGTTATCTTTGTCCTTATCCTCGTCTACTACTTCCTCATCAGACTTCTCTACAGTTTCTTCCTGTACTTCTTTCTCGTCCTCTGTGTCAGTGTTTTTCTTTTCTACTTCTTCCTGTGTTGGTACTTCCTTATCTTCCTGTACCTCATCAGTCTTCTCTACAGTCTCTTCCTGTACTTCCTTTTCTTTCTCGTCCTGCATTTCTCTTAGTTGGTTAAGTTTGTCTAGTGTTCTCTTACTTACAGTTGTCTCTTGGTAAGCTGGCTGATATACAGGGGAAACATCGTATAAATTTTCTATCTTATAAATGTCTCGGTACTGCACACCTTCTACTGTGTACCACTTCTCACTACCTTCATCTAAGCTAACTGTAAAAGCGAAACTACTACTATCTATCTCACCTCTTTGTAGGTGTTCTAAAAGTTCTTCACCCAGATCCGTGTTAGGTGCTGTAAAACTATACTTAAGTCCTCGCTCGTCTATTTCTAGTTTCAAACTACCTTCACCATATTTAGACCTAGCTAGTACCTTGGTTGAGTCATGATTAAGGAGGCAAAATACATCAGACTTTTTAATAGTATCGTCCGTAATTGCACCCTTCATAATACGTTCCCTAAATCCTAGGTCCTCTGAAATACTCTCAAACACTACTGCATAACCAGTTATATTCCTAGAATCTACCTGTACTTCATTACTAATAGCCCTAATTTCTAAGTTATTCCTGTTCTTCATCTCCTGTATTATCAGTTAGGTTAGTTTTAGATACATCATTATAGGCTAGGTTGTGGCTGTCTCCTCCATCTACAGGGCTATATCCTAGTTCATGTCTCACCTCATTTATACTAAGTACGCCCATCTGTAAAAGACTGTTATAGTAGCTAGCCTGTTGTGATTTGTTAGTACGTAATATAGCTGTTTCATCTAAGCCTAATTCTATACCACTATCTCCAATTTTTCGGTTTAGTTCACATTCTAGCATTACTATATAGGGATTGAGCGTATAAGATAGGAACTGTAGGTTAGCATCCTCAATAGTGCTATAACCACCTTTGCTTAAGTCGCCTAGTAGTACAGGGCTGATATTAAAGAATCTTGCTATATCAACTACACTAAACTCTCTAGACTCTAACATTTGAGCGTCTGAGCCGTTGATACTGATAGGCTGAAAGTCCATCCCTACAGGTAAGACTGCCACACCTGAACTAGAATTACCTTGACCGAAAGTAGACCTCCAACTATTAGCTATATCCTGTTTCTGTTCCTGTGTTAAATTAGAATGTACCTTTAAGACTCCGTTAAGATTGCAACCTGTACTAAAAAATGTCTCTGCTGTATTTTCTGTTTGACTAGCTATGTTAAGACTTCTAGCTGCATTAGACAAGACACTGATACCTTGTACTCCGTCAAAAGAATATCTGTAAAAATGTAAGATGTCACTAGGTTGTATCTGTCCCCCTATGTATGTACAAGTATAGTATAGTTCTCCTGTTTCCTTCCTATAGACTATCTGTACATCTTCACTAGGTATAAACTTGAGTCCTACTACCTGCTTACCTTTCCTCTCAATCAGTGCATAACCGTTACCTTTTAATAATACTGACTGAACAATACTTTTAATTAGGTTGTAACGTGTCTGAAATTGACTAGTAAAGATATTATAAAGTGGGTGGCTAGTAAGTTGAGTTTTTCCACCTTTCCCATCATCACCATAAATCTGTATTGGTAGGGTTGCTATAGAGTCACTGATTAGGTTTACTGCACAATTAACAGCACTGAGACTCATACTACTAGCTGAATTACAACCCATACCAAAGCCTAAAGATGTACTAAGAAATGGTGAGTAGTCTAGGGAACGTTTTTCTATAGGCTTGTCCCTACTTATATTTAATCCTAATATTTTCATGGTTAAAAATTAAATCCTGTTATTTCGTTATTATATCGAGGCTGTTCTAAATATTTACCTAGTGCGTTTAGAGTTGAGTGTACACCGTCTATCTTACGTTCGCTGTTATTATTCTGCTTGACTGGCTTAATATTACCGTTACTGTCTTCCATAATCTCACAATTACCAAACATCCAAGCCGTAATTAAGTTCTTATCTAGCTTGAGTGTGCCATTACGTGCTATCATTTCCAAGTGTCGTGTAGGTCTATTCATGCTGCCTGTCGTTTGTGAATAAGGTTGGCAGTTAAATCCTAGTTCTGTTAGCTTAATAATTGCCATAGTACTCTGCCATTGGTCATAACTAATACACTCAATAGGTAAAGTCTTGTTAATAGCCTGTATGTCTTCAATTACCCTGTTATAATCTACTACATTGCCTTCTGTGATATTTAGATAACCTAGTCCTTGCCAAAATTTATACTTATCCCTGTTGCTACTCTCACTTAGGGCAGACTGTGGCAAGTAGTACCAAGACTTAGAGTAGATTATATTGTCGGTTGGTATTACTAAGGTCATTGCTGTTATATCTGAGGTACTACTAAGGTCTAATCCTAAGTAGCCTGTACACCCTTGAAATTTTGGGTCTTGAAGGTCTATAGTAGTCATTGAGTCCTGTATATATCTACTAGGAATCCACTCACCCCTCTCATTACTACACCAGATATTCATTAACTTAGTCTTATAGTTAGTGAGTAATAAAGGGCTATTCTTTGCTTTCCTTAGTTCAGATTGTAAGTAAGATTCAGTAACAGTTAGCCCTAGGTTTGGTTGACACTTTACCCAGTTCTTAGGGTCTTCTATGTCGTCTTCTTGGTCTAGTGTGTAGATAGCTGAAAATATACTATCATCTTCTGCTTTGCCTTCCAAGATATTTATAATTGTACTTCTAAGTTGGTAGCATGGATTAGACATATCAAAGCCTGCTGTAGTAATATAAAGCATTAGGGGCTGAGTTCTCATACCCACACTACTAGTTAAGACATTTGCAGTATTATTGGACCTGCTTGCATGATACTCATCTAGGCAAAAGGCAGAACAGTTTAGACCGTCCAACTTGTCAGCGTCTGAACTAACAACCTTCATAGTAGACTTGGTAAGGGGAAACTTAATAGAATCCCTGTAATAGTTAAAATACTTACCCTTCTTGTCTATGCTACTAATAAAGTTCTTAGACATTGTAAAAGCTAGTTGGGCCTGTGCATAGGAATTGGCTGCGAATATTACTTGACTTTCACACTCACCGTCTGCAATGAGGTGATATAACATTAGGCCTGCTGCTAGTGTAGACTTTCCACATTTACGGGCCACTTCTATATAGACTTCCCTAACGACTCTAGTATTATCTGAACACCACTTAAAGCCGTATATACTTGCTACTACCCATTTCTGCCATTCCTGTAATACTAAGGGTAGGCCTGCAAATTTACCTGTAGACTGTGGTAGCTTTTGTAAGAAATTAACTACCTTATCAACTGCCTTAGAATCAAAGTACCTATCATCCTTGTTAAACCAATCCAAGTAGCGTTTACAAGCTAATCTAATATAATTACAGACTAACACCTTACCATCTAAGACTGACTGTGCATAAGATAAGTATTTTGCATCTATCATAGTGTTATCCTAGTATTAAAGGGTCTGGGTAATTCTGTTTGTAGTCGTATGCTAGTACTTCCTCCCTATTAGTAAGTCTTTTAACGGCCTCTACATGAGTTTCTGTACGGTTCAAGCAGTCTGTAGCGTATATTTCAATGAGTCCTAATAGTTGTCTCCACTGTGCTAAGGGATAGGTAAATGTGTGACCGTGATAAATTTTAGTCATCGTCTCCTTACCTAACTGTTCATGTGCTAGGAGTGCTGCATATAAGATACACCTTTCCTGTTTATCTAGCCACATCTTAAGACTGCCAACTGTGAAACTATTAATCTCATCTGAACTGTCGTAATACCGTATGTCATTAATCTTCTGTAATATTGCAGCCTGTAGTAGTTCTTCCTCTGTTGGCTCTTTGTGTTCCTCTACTACTACATCTTCTTCTTGTTGGTCAGTAGTTGGGTTTTCTTCTACTACTTGCCATCCTGCTTGTACTAGTTCTTCCTCTGTTGGGTTAATGATTGTCTTACCGTCTAATTCCAAGTAACCGTTATATTGGTGTCCTTCTTTAATATATTTCTTCATACCCTTTTATAATGATTGA